GTTGTTGCTCTTGAGCTCGTTCCACTGCGTCAACGGCACGGTGATAGTCGGTTCCGCTTGGTTGGTAGAAGATGTATCCGAGGCAAAGCAAGGCGAGGCACACAATACTACCGATAAGAATATAGCGGTTACGAGTGCAATCAAATAAGCTTTTGATTCTTTCATACATCACATTCCTCCTGCGTAATCTGTGATTCCTCGTGCAATAGCACGGACGATAGTATCTAAATCGTTCGTAAGCATAGCGTGGTCTTCTTCATTATCAATAAAGGCCATTTCAACTAATACTGCAGTTGCATCTGTACCATTTAGCACCCAAAGGTCATCACGCTTTTTAACGCCACGGTCTACAGTATCAATGCTGCGGATAATTTGTGATTGGATATCATTGGCCAAGCGTTGACCGTTAAACGATTTATACAATGTTTCTGTGCCCCTTGCTTGCGTGTTGAAGGCGTTGCAATGGAGCGACACAAATATATCTGCCCCCCATGAATCAGATTCTGAACATACAAGGCCTAAATCATCATCTTGTAAAGTACGAACTTCACATCCTGCTGTTTCTAAATACTGCGCCAGCATCTTGCCCGCATCACGGGCAACGTCACATTCACGCGTACCATACACCGGATTCACCGCACCACTATCTAAGTTAATGTCGTGTCCTGGGTTAATAAATACTTTCATCGTTTATCCTCCTTTTCTAATTGATCGGGAACACCGTTACCATCCTTATCTATCCATAGCGCCAAGAACCCTACAAGGGCTGTTAATACGCTAGGGATAAATATATGGTCGATAATAGTTATCCCTGTATTAATAATTTTTATTGTCATATCGTCAGCATAGCCACGAATGAATACCATAATGTATTCGCTAACAACTAGTAAAATAGGCACTAGCATGACAAATACTAGCGCCCTGGTAGCAAATATTCCTGTAGGGTGGAAATTGGCCCCACTAACGGATCGATATGATTTTTTAACTGTACTGATGAGATTTGGTGGTATGTTCATGTAGTTCCTCCTTAATATCATCAACACGAGCCTCGATACCATCAACACGAGATGTTAATTTTACGTGCTCTGTGTATGCTTTGGTTCGTTGCTCACGTGAAAGTTTGATTTCTTCTTTCAAGTCCTTCAACGTATCGGTAAGCGCGCCCATTTTTTCTTGGAGCATCAGATTATCTTGCATTCTTTGAAGGTCTAATTTTTCAAGTAAAGGAATAACCAACAATCTATACCCTGCCCCAGCAACTACACCTACTATTGTGAGCGTAGTTAAAATATCATTTAGTTCAAATTGCCATGTCCACATTCAGCAACTCCTTTCTATTCCCATGAAATCAGTTAATTCTTGCCTTTCTTCTCCATGTGTTAGCTAATTATTCATTATTTAACTCCTATAAGTGTTCTAAATCAGCTATACGTTTCTTTAAAGCTTCAATATCTTTATTGTATTGTTCTTTAGGAACATAGTTATTTAAATCGGAATACTTAGCAAAGGATCGTGCTTGAATGTTATTAACATAACGGCTAGCCGCATCGCCAGGCGTTAAGGCGTATTGTCCAATTTCCGTTTTTCTAATAAAACTACCTAAATCACCTTTATAAGCAAACGTTTGAGCCGCCCAGCCTTTTTGAGCATAATGGTTATTGGCGTCTGTTCTAGATAAATAGTTATTTAGCTCTGTTTTGAGTGCGTATTTAGATAAATCCACACTACCACCAGGACCACCCGTACCGCCAGTACCAGGAGGCCCTGGAGGACCTTGCGGTCCTGGGTCCCCTTTAGGGCCTTTAAGTGCTGCAAGTTGTTCGGGAGTAAAATCACTATATTTAAATGGCTCACCATTATCGCCCTTCGGCCCTTTAAGTGCGTTAAGTTGGTCTTGTGTAAAATCGGAAAATTTAAAAGGTTCACCTTTCGGCCCTGGTGGTCCTTGTAGTCCTCTTTCACCGTCTGCTCCACGCTCCCCAGGAGTTCCAGGTTCACCTTTAATGCCAGGTGGTCCTTGCAAGCCTTGTTCGCCTTTAGCTCCTTTTAAATTCTCTAATTGCTCTGATGTGAACATATCATAAGTAAACGGCTTCCCTTCTTTACCAGGATCACCTTTAGGGCCAGGGTCGCCTTTACGACCGTTAACGCCATCTTTACCGGGAGCACCAGGGGGGCCAGGAGGACCTTGAATACCCTGTAACCCTTGCTCACCGTTTATTCCGTCAACACCATTTCGACCAGGTTCGCCCTGTGGTCCTGGAGGACCTTGCGGCCCAGGATCTCCCTTTGGGCCTTGCAACTTAACAATTTGCATATTGTCTTTGACTTTAATATTTTCATCACCGTCTTTGATGTGGATGCTATTAACAGGAGAAGGTTTCAAATATACGTTTTCTTCGTTCATATCATTTCCCCCTATTGCTGATACCTTCAATTATGTCAACTTGCCCTTTAACAAGGCATTTAATAGGGCGGTTGCCATTCCAAATGAATAAATCCCATTGATATTTACCAGCTTCTAAAGTGTTTGTATCAAGTGAAAGAGTGATTTTAGATGCTTCATCGTTTTCTAGATTGTCAGTAGATACACTATTATCAAACTTTGCTTTATAATCTTCGTCCGTCCGATATTTACGAACACAGGCGAATAGATTTTCACTCGCCACAACATTGTTATACCCAATGTTAAGAGAAATTAACTCCCCTTTGATTGCATTAAAGTTGTGTAGGACTGGTAGCATCTGTATCATCCTTGTCTGAATTTAGTAAATCATTATGTACGCATCCTTCAGTTGGACACGTTCCATCATCATTAAGAACTTCCCAACAGTACTCACAGAATTCCATTACCGGAACTTTACTATCACCGATATATTTAGGCATATTATTGCACCTCCTTGATTCGTGCTACCATTTCGCTATTCAACTTGATATATTGAGCACTAATTGCATTAGTAGGTTTCCCCATGAGTAGCAATCGGCGTTGAGCCTCTTCTAGTGTCTTAAATCGCGGTTCATACTCTGCTTTTATGGCGTTTATTTTTTCTTCCTTCGTCGGAATGTATTCAACTACTGGCGCGTCTTTGAACATACCATCCTTATAAATTTTTCCATCGAGAAAGGCATCTAACATGTCATCCCCGCCGTATATATATTGCGCTGCATCCGGATATTGTTCTTTAGCTTGCTTAAGCAGAGCATCTTTACCAATAGGTACTAACATATTATCTACAATTGATGTAATGCGTTTTCCTTCCGCACCAAGTACATGGATATAATTATTCATATATACCTCCTAATTAATGAAAGGATATAACAATGAATAGTACCATTAAGCACTACCCAAGAAATGTGTATCTTCGCATGCACCGCAAAAGTGCGTGTGCCGAAACGTTTAAAAGTTTGTACGAAAAATGGCCGCCTACTCGCATTGGAATCGTGAGTAAGTCAGCCATTGAATCATATCGCATTGCCTATGATCATATTCAATCAATTGCTAATATTCCTATTAACTTAATTAAATATTCTGATATGCAATGCGTTATTGATAATATGAGAGATAATGGTCTTTCCTATGCATCTGCCAAGAAGGTGCGTACATTACTTTCATTATTATCTAAATATGCAATTGTTAATGATATTGATATTAAAGATTACACTTCCTTCCTAAACCTTGGCCATGATGTTAGCGTATATCCCCATAAGCCATTCACTCGTCAACAAATTAACCGATTGTGGTGTCTTGATACTTCCGATACATATGGCATTTTAATACTCCTATATACAGGAATGAGATGTGGCGAATTGTTATCATTACGTAAGACAGATATTAACCTCCGAACTAGATGCCTTATAATTCGTCAATCCAAAACTGAGGCTGGCCGTAATCGTCTAATCCCTATTCATAATCGAATATTGCCAATAGTTACAACCTTATATCACAATACATCAGATAAAATATTACCTGTTTCTTATGCTCAATTTAGCAAGCAGTTTAAATCAGTAATGACGGTTATCAACTGTTCCCATTCAACTCATGACTGCCGTCATACATTAGCTACTCTACTAGATAAGTATGGTGCATCACCTACTGCTATTCGTGCTATTCTTGGGCATAAACATGGTGATATAACTACAAAAGTTTATACACATAAGGAATTGCGTGAGTTACGCAAAGCCATTGAATTATTGCCATAGAACCAATGGGGAAAATCACTACGTGGAAACGATAGTTCATGGTATTTACAAACTACAACTTTCCCAATTGCATTCA